AACCGAAGAAGAAGGCGAAGAAGTGATGTAATGTTTACGGCGTTTGTTCTCTTATGCGCGCAAAACTATTGTTTTGCTGTTGGCGGGCCATCCTTCCAAACCGAGAACGAGTGCATCGCGGATTTCATGCAAAACGGCGTCATCGCCATGCAGGCACGCTATCCGACGTATACGATCACGCAGGTAAAGTGTTATGAGTGGGAAAAGAAGATACAGTCGTGAGAGGAAAGTCTGATGCCAAACGCACCTAAGTTCACACCTTGTAAGGGCTGCCCAACGCCGGCAGCGTGCAAGAAAGCTGGCGTCTGCATGGCGCGTCTACGGAAGTCGATCTAATGGGCTTACTTGATGATCTGCAGATGGCTTTGGCCTGAAGGAGCGCACCGAGGATTACGACGCACGGACTGCGCGTACCATTGCGCTAAACGAGCGCTTTGGCACTGGGCCAGATGCTGACATGATCGGTCGCTCCCGCGCACTAGCAAATCGCGATTACGACGTCACCCGCGGCGGCGCAGCACAATACCTCGGCAGCCGTGGATACGCTAAAGGCTACATGCCGCAGATCGCACAAGATGACGATCGCCCGTTTATGCAGCGATTACTCTACTCACCTGAAAGCGACCCAAGCCCGACACCTTATGCGATCGGCCCGTTGAGGATGGATCAGCCGATTCAGGTGCCTAAGTTTGGCATTTTGGGGCTGCTCAGCGGTTTAGGCGGGATGTTTGGGCGTGATGTTCCGACAGTCTCCGCAGACGCATCGCCTATGCGTGTGCGCCCAGTAAGCGGATACAATCTAGGCGGAAGCGCTCAGACAGGAACACGCTTTGACACCCGCACAGAGGCGGAGCCCATCGACTACAGCGACGGAATCCCTGTGCAGGATCCCGCGACGATCGCAGCGACTGAGGCGCTGGCAAACTTATCAGACATGCCGCCGAGCTACGTTCCAGCGGTGCCATCTGCGCCCGCTAGCCCTGCCGAGATCGACATCAACTTCCTAGAGAATACGCGCGTACCGCGTGCGATCGATTTAGAGCGCCCACTTCCGGTGATGCCAAAAGATCCGACGTATTACAGCGGCATCGACGTTGACGTTCCGGCGATCCCTACGCCAGACGTCATCCAGTTGCCCAATGGGCTATACGTTAACCGTCGCACTGGCAAGGTGTTCCGCTAATGCCCGCTAAGAAGGATAGCCGCCTCGAACGTGCTGGCGTCTCCGGCTACAACAAGCCGAAGCGCACGCCCAAGCACCCGACGAAATCGCACGTCGTTGTGGCGAAGGATGGCGATAAGGTAAAGACGATCCGCTTTGGCCAGCAGGGTGTCAGCGGCGACAAGAAAACTACGGCGCGCAGCAAGTCGTTTAAGGCGCGCCACGCGAAAAACATAGCCAAGGGCAAGATGTCCGCGGCGTATTGGGCAAACAAGGTGAAGTGGTGATGAAAACAAAAATTCACGTAAACCAGCATGTTATCCGCTCTAATAAAAAGTTAGGCGAGGATAAGCCTACGCTGACTGTGAAGACGTATAAAAACAACACCTATGCCCACGAGGTCGAAATCGACGGGCCTAGCCGCGTTGTATATAGCCCAGACAAGCCACTTTCGTGCGGCGCGAAGGTGTGGATAGAGACAGAGGCTAAAGTTACGCCAATACTTAGAGAGATTGGGTGAAGTGGTGATGGGTCTACTTGATGACATCATAAAGATGGCAGCTCGCGTTATGAGCCCGCAGGCAATAGATGAGGCTGTTTCCGTTGCGCGTAATCCTGCGAGCCGTGAAACTATTGCCGTGATTAGTCCAGACGATTTTATTAATTTAGCGCGCGAAGGTTATAGCAGCGAAAAAATGCGAAACCTCCCTATGCCAAATTTAGGTGATCCAAAGTGGAGCAGCATGCCATTCTTGCAGTTCACCAACGAAAATGGCGTCGGGCAAGTTATTGGCCATGAGGGCAGACATCGCGCTCGATATATGAGGCAACTTGGCATGGATAGGATGCCGATTAGATTGCTTTCTAGCGGGGGCAGTGGGCCGGCTATTAGATGGGGTAAAGCGTCAGATGAGGGATTCGACTACATCGACCCATCTAAAATTCCGTCAGCTCTTATAAATGAAGACAAGACAAGAATTTATCGTATGCCTAATAGTGTGGTATACCCTGTACAAATACGTGAACGTGCAGACATCCCCGTTGGCGGTAAGCGATACAGGTACGTGAAGCCGATGACTGAAGCAGAACGTGAGTTTGAGAGAGAAATGAGCATCTTGGACGCAATAATTAGGGAATTTGAGCAATGAACTTACTTGATGACATTATAAGATTTGCTCTGCGTCAGCGTTACCCTGAAGTAACGCCACCGGTAATGAAGTTTGACAAGAAAAAGGGTAAAGAGTATCTGGCGAAGAGCGAGAGCCCAGAAGCTAAATCCGTAAAGAAACTACGCGACGCCACCCAGCGCCGTATTAATGCTGGCGACTACGACCCATATTTTAACATCGCTGATCGTTTTAGCGTTGACCGTTCTAAGTATCCGGTTGCGTCGCAGCCAAATCAAACGCTGTCGGTTTTACCTGCAAAGCAGGAAACCATCGATAAATACCGCAAGATTTATGGCGATCCGCAGGCAAAAAGAAACCTTCTTGAGGCATACGAAAAAGGCATCGATAGGCCAAATACATCCGACTGGTATTTTATGGGCCAGCTTGAGAAAGCGTTTATTGATGAATATGGCGATGAGTTAGGCAGGAAAAAATTTGTGGAGATGTTTGCAGATCCAATGGCCGCATGGACTGGCGGCGCAGATCCGCAGGCCAACCTTTTGATGGCAGGGTTTGACAACTTCCGTAAAGCGCAAGGCGTTGGGTTGCCGGAAAATACGTTTGATTATCCGTACCCGATCGGTGGTCGCTTTTTAGGTAACAACGCTAAAGCAGCATCCAAGATTGAAGGGGAAGGTGGTATCTCTCCAAAAACAAACCCGAAGCGTTTTAACTTCTCAACAAACTTCCAAGGTGCCGGAGATCGTGCAACAATGGATGAGCAGATGATGACCATTGGCTACAATATGCAGGTGCCAACGCCAAATACATATGGCGCTGTTGAAGAGGTCGCCATGGAGCTTGCTGACAAAAAAGGCGTCACGCCTATGAAGTTTCAGGAAGTCGTCTGGCATGGCGGAACTGGTAAAGAGGGTAAGCCTATGATCCAGTTTGTGAATGAGGCGATCGAACGCACCAGCGCTGTCACCGGTCTGCCGCCAAAGGATGTCGTGCGCATGATGGTTCGCGGGAGTATTCCAGTCTTTGGCGTAGGCGCCGCCGCCCCAATGACAAACGATATTCTTAATTACTTTTCAACGCTAGAGGGTGACGGTTCCTAATGGCTAACCCGTTAAAATACGCGCGCGGGATACTTGACTTGCTGCACTTCTCCGATGAAGTGCGCCCAGTCATCGATCCTATGAAGCATCTGACGAACCCGAATATTCGCGGTGCCGAGGCTTCACTTGCGCGTTCAAAGGTTAGAACGACGCCATTCCGGCAGGAGCCAAAAGAGTTTTACGACCCCTACCCGCCGCAAAGTTATTGGGCGTCTGAAGGGTATAAAAAAGAGCGCGGCTTAGGTGACGCGATCCACACGACGCGTAAACCGGTTGAGGGTTTCTACGACATCAGTCAGGATGCGGATCGCTTTTTGCCATTAGCGATTGAAAAGGTTGATGATATATTGTCGACTAATAAGATAAACATCCCTGATGGCGAGAGATCTGACTTGATTATTTCTGAGGCTATGAATATGGCGAAAGCCGCAAAATACCTTGGGATGCAAAACCAAAAATACAGGCCAAATGTTTTCACGCAGTTTAACCCTGTTGTTCCGGAGTTTGTGAGGCCTCCGGAAGGTCAGTTTATGAGTATTCTCGATTATTTGGAAGGATTAGAGAAATGACGACACATGTTTATGAAACAGAAATGAATGACTTTGGAAGAGCTCTTTTAGAGACTAATCCAAACTTTAAAATTGAAATTCTTGAAACCTTGGGCGACGAGAATGACCTTTTGCCAACTTATAAAGTTCGAGTAACTGAAGAGAGGCCAGATGAGTGACATATATTCTTTAATGGATCGCCGATTAAACTGGCGCACTGGCCCTGATGGCTCTTTGTATTATGGCGGACAAGAAGTCGCGCCTCCTCGCCCAAGTATAAGACCACGTCAGACCACTTTTAGTGAGAACATGGTGGATCTGTTTAGTAAAATTATTCCGCAGACATCAGCGGAAAATTTATTTGGTGGAAGGCTATATCCGCAGGGTGACGCGTTGATGCGTTTCACTGGGTCTAGTGGTTTAGCTAATGTGACACCGGTCACTGCTGGTATGATGTCTGCTGGGCAAGCCGTGAAGGATGTATCACGCGGTGATTATGGGAGCGCGGCTGCAAATACCGCATTTAGCTTATTGGACGCTGTTGGCTCTGGTTCAGTGTTGAAAAATGCTTATAGATCGGCACGCCAATCTCCGGAGCTTGTAGAGTTAACGCAAAGCCCGCAAACTCGTGAATATTTCAGCGATATGCTCAAAGAGGCTCAAGATACGCAGGGGCCAATAGGATTGCAGGTCGATGTTTACCCTCCAGAAGGGTATAAGAACAAAGCGATGATAGCTTCACCATATGGCGATGCTGGGTTTGCTATAACGCCAGAGGGTGAGTTAATATCTCTTGTTAAAAATAAAAATTCAAAGATCAAAGGCTTTGCAGGTAAGGCCTTAAACTATGACAAAGAAAACGGCGTTTTCTTGAACGCATTTGATACTGAATTAACGAAACTTTACGCGCAAAACGGTTTCCGTCCTGTTTCAAGAACATCGTTTGATGAAGACTTGTTTAGATCAGAAATTGGTGATGAGGCTGTCGATGCCTTTATGGCAGCAAACAAGAAGTTTAATGAAGGCAAACCGGACGTCGTGTTTATGGTAAGAGATCCGGATTACCATGGCCCGTTTGCAAATCAATTCGGTGGACGTCGAACTGATTATATGAGCGCGCAAAATGACCTTTTGCGTGAAGTCGAGAGATTAGGGTATAAAAGCAGATGACTATAATAAGAGACTTTCCGTCAAGAGTTGCGGCTGCGTTAAAGAAAAAAGCAGAGCAAGAGCAAAAAGGGTCTAAGTGATGGACTACGAAATCAACGAACTTGCGGCGCAAATCGAAGCCGAGCTAAACCCTGACCAGATGGACGACGCCGAGCTGCAGGGCATTGTCGGCAAGGAGATCGAGGACGCGATCGACTACATCGACAACTGGATCTCGCCTGTCCGCGCCACCGCGACGCAATACTACCGCGGCGAGCCGTTTGGCAATGAGGAAGAGGGCCGCAGCCAAGTTGTGAGCATGGACGTGCGCGACACCGTGCAGGCGATCATGCCGTCGCTGATGCGTATTTTCCACAGCACCGAGCGCACCGTTGAATACGTGCCGCAAGGCCCAGAGGACGTTGAATCCGCCAAGCAGGCGTCCGAGTACGCCAACTACATCATCAATCGTGACAACAACGGCTTCCTGCACATGCACGCCGCGTTCAAGGACGCGCTGATCCGCAAGGCTGGCATACTGAAGTGCTACTGGGACGACCAGACGAAATTCGAGACGCACGACTTGACCGGCTTGGACGACACCGCGTTGTCTGCGTTGATGGCTGACCCTGATGCGCAAGTCGACATCGTCGCATCCGAGATGGTCGGCGAGCCACAGATTGACCCGATGACTGGCCAAATCGTACCACCGCCCGCCGTGCACGCCGTCCGCGTGACCTACGTGCACCCTGATGGGCGTGTTAAGCTGGAGGCCGTGCCGCCGGAAGAGTTCCTGATTTCACGCGAGGCAAAGTCACTTGAGGACAGCGACTACGTTGCACACCGACGCGTCGTGACCGTGTCTGAGCTCGTGGCAATGGGCTACGACTACGACGAGGTGTCTTCCCTCGCGTCCGCGTATGACGAGATGGAGACGAACGTCGAGCGCTACACGCGTAATAAGGCGCTGACCAACGAAATGAACGAGCGCTACGATCCGGCGATGAAGAAGGTGCTCTACGTCGAAAACTACATCAAAGTGGACTATGACGGCGACGGCATCGCGGAGCTGCGCAAAGTGTGCACCGCCGGTGACGGGAATACTATTCTGGCGAATGAGCCATGCGCGATGGTGCCGTTTGCGGTATTCTGCCCAGACCCCGAGGCGCACGACTTCTTCGGCATGTCGATCGCTGACACCGTCATGGACATCCAGCGCATCAAGTCGTCGATCATGCGTAACACGCTAGACAGCTTGGCAATGTCAATCCACCCACGTATGGCGGTGACCGAGGGCATGGTTAACCTAGAGGACGTTTTATCAACTGAGACGGGCGCCATCATCCGCCAGCGTTCCGCCGGTCAGGTGCAGCCACTTGCAATGCCGTTCGTTGGCCAACAGGCATTTCCTGTCCTGCAATACATGGACGAGATCAAAGAGGCCCGCACAGGCATCTCAAAGGCGTCTGCAGGCTTGGATGCGGGTGCGCTGCAGTCATCGACCGCGGCAGCCGTTCAGGCGACTGTGAGCGCCGCTCAGCAGCACATTGAGCTGATTGCGCGTATCTTTGCGGAAACCGGAATGAAGCAGCTCTACAAGATTGTGCTGCACTTAATCACAACGCATCAGGATCGCGCGCGTATGGTTCGCCTGACGAACGAGTTTGTGCCGATCGATCCGCGCGTCTGGGATGCGAATATGGACGTGACGATCAACGTCGGACTTGGCCGCGGATCAGACAGTGAGCGCATGATGATGATGCGTCAGATCGGCGAGATGCAGAAGGAGGCCATCATGCAGATGGGGCCAGTTAATCCGCTGACAGACATGAATAAGCTAGCCAACACACTGAAGTCGATGACGGAGCTTGCGGGCTTCAAGGATGCGTCGCAATTCTGGTCAGACCCTGCGCAGTTCCAAGCGCCACCGCAGGAGGATAAACCGGATATCAACGAGCAGTTGATCGCCGTGCAGATCCAGCAGATCCAAGCGGACATCCAGAAAAAGGCAGCCGAGCTGCAGCTTGAGCGTGAGAAGATGATCATGGAAGACGATCGCAAGCGCGACGAGCTGGATGCGGAGCTATTCGTGAAGGCGGAAGAAATGAAGGCCAAGTATGGCACGCAGCTTAACGTGGAGCAGATCCGGTCTGAGCTGGCGATTAATCGGGAGGTGATGAAGGCGCAAGCCGACGTCATAAAGAGTGGAATAGATGGTGAAGAGTAAGCAGCAAATCATAGATGACGGTCAGGAAGCTGGCCGTCTTTTACGTGACACCGATCTCATACGTTTTCTGGATGAGACGGAGCAGGATTGCTGGGAGGAGTTCAAGGCAACGAACACCGGCGATAGAGATGTCCGCGAGGATATCTACATGAAACTGCGCGGTGTACAGGCGTTTCGCCAGAAGCTGCGTGCAATGGAAGATAATGCGACTATTGAAAAAAAGCAAAAATAGCCGCATAATATGGAGCTATAGCAATGTCAGAAGCCAATAACCCGTTAGGGACTGATCTGAACACAGCACAAAATGCCATCAGAGACATGATCGCGCCCCAAGAGGATAACGTGACGGACACTGAGGCGCTTGAGGTCGAAGCCGTAGAGGCGGAAGCCGAAATGCCAGAGGACGCTGAAGAGTACTCTCAAGAGTACGATACAGAGTACGAAGGCGATCACGAGGGCGAAGACGAAGCCGACGAGCAAGGCGACGCATCTTTTGACATACTGGCGGCCACGGTCGAAGTAGATGGAGAAGAGATTACCGTCGAGGAGCTAAAACGCGGAAATCTGAGACATCGGGATTATACACGCAAAACTCAGGAGCTGGCGGAGGCACGTCGTGAGATGGCCGCACAGTATGAAGAGATCGAGCGTGAACGTGCTCAATACGCTCAAATGTTACCTGCACTGCAGGAGCGTTTGCAGCAACCGGTTGAACAGGAGCCCGACTGGGACACTCTGTACGATACAGACCCCACGATGGCAGCGAAGGCAGAACGTCAGTGGCGAAAGCAGCAAGAACAGCGCACCGCGCAACTTGAGGCCGTCCAAGCTGAGCGTCAGCGTATGGCTCAATTAGAGCAGCAACGCGTGGATCAGATGCAGGCTCAATACTTTGAGCAGCAACGCCAAATCCTGCCTGAGATCATTCCAGAATGGCGTGACACATCTGTCGCGTCCAAAGAGGCCAAAGACATTCGCTCATTCCTCCTTAACGAGGGTTTCACCGAGCAAGATGTCAACGGTCTAACGAATGCGACGCTTGTGAAGCTAGCGAGGAAAGCAATGCTGTACGATAAGGGTCAGACACGCGCAACGGAGGCTAAGCAAAAGCCGAAGACGCAGAAGCCCAGAAAGACGCTAAAAGCTGGATCTCGTGGTTCGCAGCCTAAACCTAGAAGTGAGCAACAACAAGCGCTACAGCGCGCACGTCAAACCGGTCGCATGCAAGATGCTGCGGCTGCAATCAAATCGTTACTCTAGGAGGCCATTATGGCAATCGTAGCAAATACATTCACATCACATAGTGGTGTAGGCATCCGTGAATCACTTGCAGATGTGATCGCGAACATTTCACCTGAAGAGGTGCCATTTCAGTCCAACGTTGGAACTGAGAACGTAAACAACACTTACTTCGAGTGGCAGACTGACAGCTTGGCTTCAACAAGCACAACAGCAGTCATCGATGGTGACGACGTGTCATCATTCGACAGCACAGCGGCGACAAGCCGTGTAGGCAACTACACACACATCCGCCGTCGCACCACAATCGTTGCTGACAACTACTCAGCGCTAGACACAGCAGGCCGCAACGACGAACTTGCGTACCAGCTAGCGAAGCGCGGTAAAGAGTTGAAGCGCGACATCGAAGCAGTTTTGACTGCAAACAACGCGCAAGTTGCTGGTAACTCTTCAACAGCTCGTGAGACAGGCGGCTTGGGCGCTTGGGTTGCGACAAACGAGAACGTCGGCACAGGCGGCGGTCTAACAACTGGCGACGGTACAACTGCACGTACAGACGGCACTCAGCGTGACTTCACTGAGACAATGCTGAAAGACGCAATGCAGCAGGCATTCGTTTCTGGCGGTCAGCCAAGCATCTTGATGGTAGGCCCACACAACAAGACAGTTGTGTCAGGCTTCGCAGGTATCGCGGCACAGCGTTACCAAGCGCCATCAGACGCGCCAACAACAATCATCGGCGCGGCTGACGTTTACTTGTCAGACTTCGGCACATTGAACGTTGTTGCTAACCGCTTCTCACGTGAGCGTGACGCATGGTTGCTAGATCCAGAGTACGCATCTGTCTGCTACCTACGTCCAATCCAACAAGTTGAGTTGGCGAAGACTGGCGACGCTGAAAAGCGTATGGTCATCGCGGAGTTCGGCTTGAAAGTCTTGAACGAAGCTGCACACGCAGTTGTCGCAGACTTGAACGTATCATAAGACTGACGGGGCGGCTTCGGTCGCCCCTCTCACTTGTGGGAGTATGGCATGGGCCAACGAAGACTATTTGGAAGAGATCCACTTACCGGAATTACGCAATACTGGCACGTCACGGATAAGGGAGAGTACGTGATTGAGACGCAGCAGGATGTGTCCGCAATCGCCGAAGCAAACAAGCGCCAGTACAACGATACACCTGACAAGCATGGAGATGTGAACAAGGTAGCGTCCATCCCATTAAATGTGTATTATGATCTTAAACGCAGAGGTATCGCTGACGATCCAAAAAAATTTCGTCAGTGGCTCAACGATCGCGACAATCGAGTATTTAGGACAAGGGCGGGCACGCTGTGAGCATTACAACCTACGCAGAGCTAAAGTCATCCATCGCGGACTTCCTTAACCGTGATGACCTGACGTCGGTCATCCCGACGTTTATTTCGTTGGCAGAGGCGGAGATGAATCGTAAGATCCGCCACTGGCGACTAGAGGAACGCACAACAATCAGCGCATCCGGCCAGTATACTGCGATACCATCTGACTTTGTGGCGCCGATCCGGTTGAGCTTAGACACAGACAGCGTAGCGTTAGAGCTGATCAACTCGCAGGAGATGCAGGAGGCGCGCCAGAGCGCAAACGACGTCGCTGGCAAGCCTCGCTACTATGCTCTGAGCAAGGGTGAGATTGAGTTGTTTCCGACGCCAAATGGCACGTACACAGTCGACCTAACGTATCGCAAGAAGATTGACGCGTTGAGCGACAGCAACACGACCAACGCAATACTGGATAACTTTCCTGATGCGTATCTGTACGGCGCGTTGATGCATTCGGCGCCATACTTGGCTGACGATGGCCGCGTCGCTGTGTGGGGTAACCTATACGCGCAGGCGATGGAAGCGATAATAAGAGATAACTCGGATGCAAAGTTTGGCGCGTCTGGAATACGTATGAAGCTAGCGAGCTTTTAATGAAAGACTTATTCGGCTATAGTGCTGGAAATGAAAGGACAATGACATGAGTAACCCATTCCGCGGCGTTGGTGAAAATTTGCAGGGCATTCCTGCGGATATGGTTCCCGTAACGCCAAACGACAGCTCCGATAACCTTGGAACAGATCCGGCAAACGGTGAAGGCAACACAGCGATTGGCCTTTACATTGAGAGCGCTGGAGACGTTAAGTTCACTACGTTACGTGGCGACGATAGAACAGTTGCCGTGCCATCTAACTTTTACCTAGTGTGCGGCGCCACACGGGTAAAGGCAACCGGCACGACCGCTTCAGGGATTTTTGCATTGGTGGTATAGCACATGCCTATTATTTCGCCGTTGGCCTCAGTTAGAAGCGCGCTATTGTCAGCCACCGCGTTTAACACTTTTAACGCATATGCTGTTCAGTACCTCAGTCCGGAGGTCGTAGCTGACTTTACAAAAGAAAAGTACAGCGGCGTTGGCGCAAGCAGCTTCGACACCCTGTTTGACTACACATCTGAAAACAGCACTGCGACTATGGTTGACAGTGATGGCAAGATGAAGTGGGCGCCGCATAACGTCTTAAAAGATTCCAATGATTTTTCTAGCTCAACTTGGAACAACAAGCCTGATGTTGTGTTGACAGCAAATGCAACGACTGCGCCCGATGGAACAAACACTGGCTGGAAAATGACCAACGATGCTACCAATGCATTCTTGGGTCAGGGGTTTTCTTGGCGGCCTCGTTACAATGATTATAAGTTTACTGTTTTCTGTAAGTATTTCGACAACCAGTGGGTTCGTCTTATGGAAAATGATACTACACGAGCAGTTTGGTTTGACATTCAGAATGGTGTAGTCGGTACAAATGGCAGTAATGTGACTAGCTCTTCAATCGAAGATGTAGGCAGTGGTTGGTATAAATGTTCTTTTGAAGTTTACGACAGCTTTTCTTTGCCACAGTTCTTTATTATTGCGGCTGATGGCGATGGCTCATCAACTGAAACAGATGGTAACTCTATCTACATCTGGGGTGCACATGCCCATATCAGTAGTCTTGGCGGTATGGTTGATAACCCAGATGAACCTGTATCGTATCTAAAGTCTTACATTCCAACAGGCTCTAGCACACCAACAAGTAAGCCTCGCCGCAATCACCATGCATACAATGGATACTCTTGGGTTAATCAAGGGATTCTAATTGAGAGCAAGGATCAGCGTACTAACCTGATTTATCCTAGTAATGATATTGATACCTCTGGTGATTGGGGACAAAACGGAACTAATCGTACAAATAATTCATATACTGGGCCAGACGGTGAACTATCTCTGATAAAATTAACAGCTAATACAAATAATGTTTCACACCACGTTGGATTTACTTACACATCAACAGATGACCCAATGACTGCCTCTTGTTTTGGTCGTGCTATTGATGGAAGCACAATAAATCACTTTGGCATTCGCTTCCATGAAGCATCTAATAACAATGCGGCAGTTTACTTTTCTTTAGAAGATGGTGTTGTAACCAAAGTTTTTGAGGGTTCATCATTTGGTGGTACAATCCATAATTACGGCGTAGAAGATTGGGGCGGTGGCCTCTTTAGGTTCTGGGTAACCGTTGGGGGCATTACAGGAACCCAAGTTCGATTTATTATGGCACCTGATGGTGACCCAACTAACGACTCTGGATGGAATGCAAGTGGTGCTTTCTCAGCGTTTGCTGGTGCTAATGACGACACAACTGCAATAGCACTTGGTTTCTTCCAGCTGGAAAAAACAGAAGCATCTGGGGATATTCCTTATCCTTCTTCTTATTTACCAACAATCTCTGGCACAGTATCTCGTGGAGAAGAAACTCTTAGCGTAGACCATGTGAAGCTAGGGCCATATCCAACGTCTACACTAACAGGCTCTAATTTAATCAGTGGTGATCCTGATGATTGGACTGTTACTTTTGGTTCTAACGGAATAACAGCAGCGGGTAATGGATTTGACATTGTTGATAACGATAGTGTGCTTTATGCAGAGCAAGCTATAACTACCGTTGCAAATACTACTTATGAGATTAGTGTAAAACTTGTTGGTGACTTATCAACAAATGCCCGCATATGGGCAGGGACTACAACGTCACTCAGCCAAGATGTAACTGCGTTCCAAGAGGAAGCTACTGTAATTAAAGACAGCTACGATGGCATTTTAAAAGGTTACTTTACCGCACAAGGCACGACGACTTACATTACCGTTAGCACAAATGACGACTCTGGTGGATTCAGAGATTTTAATGTGCAAGAGGTAACTGACGTTGGAATGGCTTTTGACTTGAAGGGTAGCTTCAGCTCAACTGACAATGGACGCACTCGTGAGACTGTATTCCTAGAACGCAACCAAGTTGAAGCTGGTCAAGCTAATGATGAACACTTCCAGTTGTTTATGTCTACAGCGGCTGCTGATACTGGACAGCTATTTGCTCAGAAAGTTGTTGATGGTGTGGGCAGTGCTCAGTCTTTAACAAGCGCAGCATTTCTTGCCACGCCACAGATCAATCTGCCAATATCCATTGCGGGTATTAACAAGGTTGATTTGCTAAGACTTGGAAGATACGGCGGTGCTCAATCTTCTGCAACAACATCATTGATGCCTAGCATTCTGTACTCAAAATTTAATGTGGCACCTATCTTTGACGGCACAATCTCTCAAGTAAGATACTTCCGCAATGCGCCTGATGATTTTACTGCGACTTGGCTAACAGATGCAACGAAACCTTCAGAAGAGCCTAGCATGTCCCTTACCTTCGAGGCGGTTGATGATCGCAGCTTTGTTGATACTGGTTGGAGAGTTTACTAATGGCAAAAACGTACAACAACTTTGCTGATATTATTACCTTCAGCCGTGGATCGAATGCTACGGTCAGGGATTCCGATGGTTACATCAAGTGGGCAGGGCATAATATTCTAGATAATTCTGAGGATTTTTCTAACTGGACTGCGACAGCAACGACTGTTGTCAGCAACGATGCAACTGCACCTGATGGTACAGAAACAGCAGACAAGCTAACATCAACGTCAACAAGCCAAGTATTGGTTGGTGATTACAGCAGCAATGTGTCAATAACATGGCAGTACAAACACAGCATATATTTGAAATATATTGACCATCAGTGGATTCGTTTGCAGGTGCATAACAGTAATGGCAATGCTTGGTTTGACATTCAGAATGGCGTTACGGGTAGCACTGGACCGCTAGTTGATTCTGTTGATATAGAGGATGTTGGTAATGGTTGGTATAAATGCACTGTCGAGGCAACTATTGATGGTGTTTCTTCTTATACCTTTAATATAGCTTTTGCTTCTACTGACAATTCTACGTTTGAAGCAAATGGTGCTTCAGTTCATGTTTGGGGTGCGCATGTTTACAACTGCCAATACCTAGACATGGTGCAGAACCCAGCCAATACTTGGACAGGTGGCGGCAGCTATTACAAGACAGGAACGTCTGGCGGTTACTTTGCCCCTCGCATTGAGCATGATCCCGATGGCAATGTTAAAGGGCTTCTCATTGAGGAAGAACGTGAGAACCTGCGTGGGTATTATACAATAGATTTTGAGAGAAGTGGTACTGAGGACATTGTAAACGACTCATCAATGTTAAGTCCTGCTGGAAAGAATGACGCTACTTTTTTCTATGAAAATGCTTCGAATGCTTATCACAGATATAGAACAATTAATTTAGTAGAAGACCCACTTGGCACTTATAAAACCGCACAATCTATTTATGCAAAAGAAAATACTGATCACGCAAAGCGTTACCTTATTGTGACTCCTGCTGGTCAAGGTGTGAATAACTATGCAGTCTTTGATTTATCTGGTGATGGTTCTGTTACTGAAACTGGATCAGATATGGATTATGCTTACATAGAAAAAGCAGGGAATGGTTGGTATCGCTGCACTGTTGCGACTAATGGTGATGGTACACCTACTGTTGGTATTATTCTTAGCATTTCTGACACATCAACACCAAGTGAATATCAACCTGTTTATACAGGAAACGGTCAATCAGGTTTTTGGCTATGGGCCTATCAGTGTGAAAGCATCCATAATTCTGCCAGTGTTGCAAGACATACAAATGTATCGACTTCATACATCCCAACGATAGGTGGCACTGCCTACACTCGCAGCATTGATGATGTTCAAGTTAACGCAAGCGATTTAGGTTATAACTTAAAAGAAGGTACGTTTTATTTTGAAGTGTACAAGCCTCAAGCAAGTGAGGCAGGTTATAACACTATCTTCCATGCAGGTGATGGCGGCACGGATGATCGCATTTGGATCAATTTAGACTTTGCTCGTAAGGTAAGGTTTGATGTTAAGGTTGATGCTACACTTCAATTAGACCCACTACAAAGTACACCTCTTACTTTTGACGGAACTATAGCTAAAATTGCTGTGGCTTATAAAAAAGATGATTTTGCTATGTCTGTTAATGGTGCAACCGCTATTACAGATACATCGGGATCACTTGATACTCTTTACTTACATGATCTATTTACGATTGGTCGGTATAGAAACACAACAAATAGTGGTGCGTATCCTTACAATGGTACAATCAAAAACATCAAATACTATCCTCGTCGCCTAACTGACGATCAACTAGAGGACTTAACATCATGAGTGATGAAGTAGACACAGGCCCAGTAATCAAGAATGCTTTTTACTTGAAGTTCGCTGATGAAGCCGAAATGCAAACGCAACTGGCTGCATTTTATCACGATGTGGTTATTGATGAAGATGCCAACACAACTGAAAGCCAACTGAATCGTCACGGTGATGGCTATGCGATACGAGTGATTGGCACAATGTATGCGCCGACAGGTAACACTTTGACAGACGATGAAGGCTTTGATTATCCTGAGAAAGCAGCGGTGGCTGGTTGGCATGTTAATGTAAAGCTGACGAACGACACACATCGCACGGCGTTTGAAACATTAGATACTAACTATGGCGTGACACCTGCTACGCCTAAGCATGGATGGTTATAATGGCAATTACAATTACACGCCCTACAGTTGGTGGATCAGCAGATATTTGGGGTGATACACTTAATACTGGGTTAGAGGCCATTGAAAGTACGCTTAACGGCACTGGCACTGGTAAGGTAAGAATTGAGCCTGACTTAACGTCTGGCTCTTGGTCTATTAGCGGTACTGCTGTCACAGCAACAGCGGCAGAATTGAACATTCTGGATGGTGTTACGTCTACTGCGACAGAGTTGAGTATCGTAGATGGCGACACAGCGGCCACGGCTACGACTTTAGTCGATGCTGATCGCGTTGTTGTAAATGACGGCGGCACGATGGTGCAAGTCGCTATGACTGATCTGGTGACATACTTTAACGCAAACACTGCGGTTACATCTTCTGGTGCATTAGACAGCGGAAGTATTACATCAGGCTTTGGCGCGATTGACAACGGCTCATCCAACATCACGACAACTGGCACAATATCGTTTGGTACGCTGACAGATGGCACAACGAGCGTTACTGCTATTTTGGATGAAGATGACATGACATCCGACAGCGCTACTGCGGTTCCTACGCAACAAAGCGTTAAGGCATATGTGGATGATAACGGAATAACGCAAACATCTGGCACTGCACCGTATCTTGCGGCTAGGGCTTTTGTTTATGTTGAAGATGGTAGTGATGCGGCAAATACTTATTACGGGCAAAACATTGCGTCTGTCGTAAGAAATTCCACTGGCGACTATACAATAACATTTACCACAGCAATGCCTGATGCGAACTATGCAATAGCTATGGGGCCAAATTCTCAAGGAAGTGCAAATGGCTCTTACGGAATGAGTTTTGGTTTTGAGGCCAAGTCTGCAGGTTCATTTAGAGTTCAGGCAAGACGGACAACAAACCACGACATTTTTGAGGCAGCTCAGTTTAGCTTCATTATCTTTGCTTAGTAAGGGGAATTTGTGCCATGACGCTCATACCGCTAGACATCCCCGCAGGCTTTTACCGCAATGGCACTGACCTAGAGCAGGCGGGTCGCTGGCGTGATGGATCGCTCGTGCGCTGGCGTGACAACAGCCTGCGTCCAGTTGGCGGTTGGCAGGAGCGCAAAACATCGTTTTGCACAAATGTCGTGCGCGGGATGCATGCGTGGGAATCTTTAGATGGCACCTCAAGATTAGCTGGTGGCTCACATAGTGAACTTATCGCCATGACAGGTGATGGCACGCTAACAGACATTACACCGACTAACCTTGCATCTGGTCGTGAAGATGCTGCGGTTGAAACAGGTTACGGCTATGGCTCTTATGGTCGTGGCTTTTATGGAACGCCTCGACAGCAACTTGCCAACTCTGTTCCAGTAGAGGCTACAACTTGGTCTTTAGACAACTGGGGCGAATACCTTGTGGCTTGCCACTATGATGATGGTAGAATTTTGGAATGGACGCTTGGTGCGGGTACAGAAATAGTCCAGAACGGCAACTTTAGCAGCAACGGAGCAAACTGGACATACAATGCGTCAGCTTGGACTTTTGTTGTAAGTGGTGGTGGTAATACTTATGCGCAGCACAGTAACACTAGTGCTACAGGGCCACTATCTCAGGATGGTATGACATTAAAAAAAGATGCTATTTATGAAGTAAAACTTACGCTTGCTGGCAACTCTTCTAATGTAGCCATTAAGGTTGGAGTAGATATTGGTGGTGGGTCTGAGGTTTTGTTTTTGGACGAAAGTGAAAACACTCAGGGTAATTTTACTTACAATATGATTCCGACACAGGACACAACTGTTGGTGAAATATCAATAGAAAATGATGATGCCTTTGATTCATACACAGTTGATGATGTATCAATAAGATTAAAAAATGTTGCGCAGCCCTTACTTGGTGCACCTACAAATAATCTTGGATTAGTTGTAACTGAAGAGCGGTTTATTTTTGCACTTGCTGCAGGCGGCAATCCACGTAAAGTTCAGTGGTGTGATTATGAAGACAACACAACGTGGACACCTGCGAGCACAAACCAAGCCGGCGACATTGAGCTGCAGACTGCGGGCCAGATTATGCAGGGCATCCGCACACGCGGCCAGACGCTGATCATCACAGACACAGACGCGCACACAGCGCGTTACACCGGCCCGCCCTTTGTATATGCCTTTGAGCGTGTCGGCACGGCGTGTGGTGCTGTCTCCCGTAAGAGCGCAGTGGACACGGATGCGGGTACATTCTGGATGGGCCAGCGCGCGTTCTTCCGGTTTAATGGTAACTCTGTGCAGGAAGTGCCATGCGATGTGCACGACTATGTCTTTGGTGACATGAACACCGCGCAGCAATCTAAAATATGGGGCTTTGCAAACGGCCAGTATGGCGAGATCTGGTGGTTCTACTGTTCAGGCGATAGCACGGAAATCAATCGCTACGTGGCATATGATTACAAGGAAGGCCACTGGCTGATTGGCAACTTATCACGTACATCCGGCGTTCAGCGCGGCGTATTCCGCTACCCCTTCATGGCGGGCCACGACGCCGACAGCGACATCTATGAGCATGAGGTCGGCTTAAACGTCGAGAGCGCGAGCGTGTTTGCTGAGACTGGCCCTATTATGATGGGTGCCGGTGAGCAAATCGGACGCGTCACGGATCTCATTCCCGACGAAAAGACACAGGGCGACGTTAACGTCACATTCAAGACACGCTTTTACCCGAATGCGGCTGAAACTACTCACGGGCCATTCACGCCAACAAATCCAACGTCAGTTCGCTTCTCTGGCCGCCAGATGCGCATGCGCGTCGAGGGCGCAAAGCTCGCTGACTGGCGTGTTGGCAACATGCGCATCGACGTGAAGGCTGGAGGTAAGCGTTAATGCCTTCTCCGATCCTCCCACCACTTGGCCCAGACTGGAAGCAGTGGGGGCGCCAGTTGACGCAGTACCTGCAGCGCAACTTATCTAATTTAGGATTCAAGACAGACGACGATAACCCGTCAGAAAACGGCGTCATCTTGTGGGACAACGTGAACAAGTATCCCGTCGTATCCAAAGACGGCGAGTTCGTGCAAATCATATTGGAAGATGGCCACGCATCGCTTTACCGCACGACAGACGTTACTGCGGCTGCGGTCAATACGGCTTATGCGATCCAGTATGACGCGCCATCAGGCAACAGCGGGATTACGCTAGACGGCACAGACCCGACGAAGATCGTGTTTGCAGAAGCTGGCGAGTACCTTGTGCTGTTCTCAGCGCAGATTTCGTCAACGTCATCTAGCACGGTGAAGTTTTACTTCTGGCCCCGCCTAAACGGAACAGACGCAGCCAACAATACAATCATCTACGCGCTACACCAAAACGACGCCACGCAGGTCGTGTCACGCGGCGCTAAGTTTGACGTAAGTGCTGGCGATTATCTGCAGGTTATGTGGGCGGTGGACAGCACGTCTGGATACTTAGACGCATCGGCAGCGACAGCGTTTAGCCCAGCCGCGCCTGCAACGACATTACACCTAACGAGGATGCATGGCTAAAGGGTTCACGTTTTATGGATAATGTTGTAAACTTTGAACGAAAGCCGACTATCCGGATTGAGCCCATCGTTGAAGACGTCCAAGCGGGTGTAGAGAAAGTGCTATCACTGCTTGAGCCGTCGATCCGGAAAAACGAACGCAACTCTTCCATGGAAGACGTTGTGGGCGACATATTAGAAGGCCGCAGCCTCATATGGGCTGTGTACATGCAGGACACGTTGATTGCCGCATTCACCACATGCGTCATGAGGCACCCTCAAAGGCATACGCTCTACATTGAGTATATGGGTGGCGCTGACATGAGTGTCTGGATGAACGCAGCCATCAACGTCCTCAAGGAAGTAGCGATAAAAGGTGAATTATCGGCCATCGAGGCTGACGGAAGAATAGGATTTTCGCGGTATGCAAAAGACAATGGTTTCTCAGAAAAATACCGCCACTTCGAGATGGAGCTTTAGCCGTGGGTAAGAGTACAGAAACAAAGACGTCCGAAATGGATCCGCTCCAAAAGGAGTACATGGAAAAGTTCATCATGCCGCAGGCGGAAGCTGTTTCGGGCATGGAGTTCACGCCGTTTACTGGCGATCGTGTTGCCGGCATGACGGAGCTGCAGCGTCAGGCGCAGGCCGGTTATGCTGGTCTAGGTGTTCCAGAGCAATACGGCCAAGCGGCAAGCGTATTTAGCGAAATCGCAGGCATGACGCCAGAGCAGCGCGCCGCGGACATTGCGCAGTACACACAGCAATACACGGCAGGCGTCATTGACCCCACGATCGCACTGATGGAGCGTGAGCGTGCAAAGGCGCGCACCGGAGAAGAGGCGGCAATCGCCAAGGCAGGCGCATTCGGATCGCGTGGAGACGTCTTGCGCGGCGAGCGTGAGGGCGAATATCAGGCGCGCATGGGTCAGACACTTGGCCAACTACAGCAGCAAGGTTATCAGCAGGCGGTTGCGCGTCAGCAGGCGGAGGCAGCGCAGCGGCTCGGAGCAGCCGGCCAGCTAGCCGGATTGGGCGCACAGCAGTTCCAGACGCAGCTTGCAGGTTTAGGCGCTCAGATGGGCGCAGGAGAGGCGGAGCGCCTGATCGGGCAGCAGGGGCTAGACGCCGAGTATCAGCAGTACCTGATGCAGCAGCAGTTCCCGCTGACACAGTTCTCAGCGTTGACGGGCGGCTCAGCGGCGTTCCCAGCGGGTATCGGTACGACGACGGGCACGACAAGCGATCCGATGGCTGGCATCGGTATGGGGCTCCAAGCTCTTGGCGGATTTGGCATGGCTGGCATTGGGCCGTTGTCGGGGCTATCTGGGGCAAAAACCAACCCGTTTATTTAGGAGGCGGAGATGGAACAGTATCTACTCACACAAGAAGACATTGACCGCCTTGGCATCACTGGCGTTATGGCAGGAGAACCGGCGACTATTGACGAGATGAAATTGCTTGGCGTGCCAGTTGGCCCCAGCCAGCAAACAGCTACACCTCCAGACGTGCCAGTTTCCCAGCAGATGACTGGGGCAGCGCAGCCAGCGACTAATACTGGCGTTGAGGCAATGCTAGCTCAGGGGGCTCAGGCAAAGCCTGTAGCGTCGATGACACAAGAAGATGACCCATACAGCAACCTGTCCAAGACACAGCGACGTATGCTTGCGTTTGCGGCGATTAGCGACGCAGGCGCAGCTATGCAAGGCAGACAAGGTAAAATGGTTACATCGCTTCTTAGCGACTTCACAAAGCGTGCAGACATGCAGCGCAAGGCGAAGGCTACAGAGCAAGCTCGCCAGCTTATGGGGCAGCTTGGGATGCAGCTTCAGTCAATTCAAGATCCCACTGCTAAGATGGAACTTCTTAACCAATATCTCATGCAGGGCGTAATTGACGCACAAACATACACAGCATTCGCGACACAGTTGCAAAACCAAATAGCTTCTGCGAAAGCGGCGACATCTGCAGCAGAAGGCGCATCCTTAACGCTTAACACGGTCAAGGACATCCAAGACCTTGTATCTAGCAATGCAGAGCTGACAACGGGGCCAATCGGATGGGCTTTGTCGAAAATACCGTTTACCGAAGCCGCTCAACTTCAAGACTTGATCGGCACACTCAGATCAAATATGGCTCTTGGCGCTCTTAAAAACTTGAAGGCAGGCGGCGCGACACTTGGCTCAGTATCTGAGAAAGAACTTAAACTATTGGAAGATGAAATTGCTGCGCTAGATCCGGCAAAAGGTGTAGACTTCTTTAATAAGCAACTACTCAAGGTGCAGAATAGATACCGAAGTATTGTCCGAAAAGCATATGAGCGTGATGACGTAAACCCAGCAGAGCTTGATGCAATTTTTGGCGGGCGCCCAACTTGGATTTCACAACCAACGGCGCCGACGGAAAGCGGAGTTCCTACATTAGAGGATTTGGAGCAGGAATATGGCGGATAAGACTGATCCACAATACTGGCTTGACCTAGCCCGAAATGCAGAAGCTGCCGGAGATCAGGCGGCTGTGGATACATTTGTTGCGAAGGCGCGTGAGGTTTTTGCGCAGTCGAAGACAGGCCCAAAAGTCGTTCAGCGATTTGAGGACGGCGGGCGTATTGTTGAGCGTGGTGGCGTTGAAACCTATCTAGGCGCAGGCGGATCATACGCAACATCAGACCCAGTCAAAATTGCACGTATAAAAGCGGGTGAAGGTGCAGGTGAGATGTCACGCAGATCTTATGCAGAAGACATTATCCAGCAGGTTGGCGAGCTGCCGGCACGCGCTGCAAGCGCCTTAAAGGGTGTCCCATTCTATCGCGGATGGGCCGATGAAGTTATCGGAAAGATGTTTGGCGAGGATGCGATGACGGCCACGCGCGCTGCGCAAGAGGCTAGAGAAATCGTCGCGCCTAAAACTACGGCAGCGTCTCGCGTTGGTACTGGCATCGCAGCAACAATACCAATGATCGCCGCACAAGCCCCACTACTCCCTGCGACCCTTGGCGGTCGGGTTTTGGCTGGCGGCGCTGTAGGCGGTTTAGAAGGTGCATTGGAGGGTTACATAGGCGGCTACGGTGAAGGTAAGACGCCGCAAGAGCGCCAAGCAGAGGCACAGCGCCAAGCAGTCATGGGGGCGGCTGTGGGTGGCGGTTTAGGCGTTGCCGCTCCGATCGTTGGGGCAGGAGTAGGCGTAGTCGGCAAAGGCATAATTGAGCGGCCAGCTCGTGCCGTGGGTCGTGAGATTGGAGCACAAGACGCAGCACTTGAAATATTAAGCCAAGCGGCGGAAGTTGACGCATTG